CGAGGAACGCTGGATGTCTATTACCGACAATTCAGCCGAAATGCGTTGGGTAGGGTTCAACACTCCAGTCACTTTGCAGGAGCTATTGGAAGAACAGATTAACGATGATTCATTGCCTGTGCAGACTCGATCCGAATCCGCCGCTTTGTATCAGAAATTGATGGCGCAGCAAGACCCGCGCCTGCAGGAAACCCATGAAATCCGGAATAATCCGGCCGAATTGGACATGGACATTATGATTGCCCTGACGCCGGATGTAATAAACGTACAGCAAGAACAGTTCGAAATGCTGTCGAAGCTGGCGCAGACCAGGCCGGAGATACCGCTGGCAACGATACTCAAACTGTCCAGCCTGCGAGGCAAAGATGAAGTGCTGAAAGAAATGAAAGCCGCATCCGAAGCTACCGCGCAAGCACAAGCAATAGAGCAGGATGCGAATGTTAAGGAAACACAGTCGAAGACGGTTCTTAATGACGCCAAGGCGAAGAAAGAAACCGCAGCGGCAATGCAGACGATGGTTCAAACCACATTGATCGAGCAGAACCCGCCTAAAGACCCGGCTGTGATTTTGTAGTGACTTGACAACAAATTTTTAGGTCAATAATCTACAAGTAATGATTTTGCTTAAATTCGAAGCAGCCGCCGCCGGGTTTTCGGGCGTTGCAATTTGGCCGCCGCATTCGGGCGTAGGAGAAGTAATATGGCAGGTGTAAACGATGACGATGATGTAGTCCAGGACGAAGAAGACGACGAACTGGATGATATGTTCAGCGAGGATGAACTGGATGCAGAGGAAGATTCTGCTTCCGACGATGACTCAGAAGAAGACGAAGACGATTCGGATGACTCAGAGGATTCGGATGATTCCACGGCCGATGAAGAAGACTCGACGGCGGAGGATGCTGACACCACAGAATCTGAAAGCGGTAAAACCGTGCCAATGGCGGCAGTTCTTGATGAACGGCGCAAACGCCAGGAAGCCGAAAGAGAACTCGCGGAGCTTCGTAAGAATGCTCCAAAGGATGACGATGAAAGCGATCCTGAACCGGATATGTTTGAGCATCCGGAAGAATGGAAAGCCTGGAACACACGTCGAGTTGAACGCGCAGCAGAGGAAAAGGCGTACAACGAAAACGTGGAATTCATCAATAACTCTCGGTCTGCAATGTTGACCGAGAAAGACGATTACCTGGAAAAAGAGCGAATATTTTATCGCTTGGCAGACGGAAACCTTGATCTGATCCAGGAAATGCAAATGAGCGGCGACCCTGCACGCTTCGCCTACGAAAAGGCGGTGGAGTGGCAGGACAAGCAAGATGCAGCTCAAGAAGCGCGGATTATTGAGAAGTTAAAAGCTCAAGGCCGCTACGTCGAAAAAGATGAAGACGCCGGCGGGTCAAAAACCGGGGATACTGGTAAAAAAGCGTCCAAGTCAAAAACGCCAAGTCTTGCAACGGCTACGGCTGCATCCAAGAACGGCGTACATAAGGAGCAAGAAGAAGACCTTATGGACATGTTCGAAGATCAGAAGTATTAGCCCAATTTAACTGAAAGGAAAGTACAATGTCTCAAAGTACTATTGCAACCGCGAACCAAACTACGCGGTTTAAGAAGAAGGTCGCACGCGAATACGTTCGCGGTGGTCGCTTCGCACGGTACATTGGCGCAGACGAGAACAAGATCATCCAGGTGGTCAAGGAAACCAAGAAGTGCTCGCTTCCGCTGGTTGCCAAGATCAAAGGCCCTGGTGTTCGCGGCTCCGCGCAATTGTCCGGCTCTGAAGTAAAACAGAGCAACTACGCCTACACCCTGCAGCCTACCTATGCTCGCCAGGGTACCTTGATTGATAACGAGGAACGTGAAAAGTCCGAATTCGATATGTTCGTTGAGGCGAAACCCTCTTTGGGCAATTGGATGATGGAGCTGAAACGCGACCAGATTATCCAGGCATTCGGCGCAGTCGAAGCGAGCGGCGTTTACTACAACTACGGTGGTACCGAAGCCTCTGGCGCGAAAGGTTCAAGCGCGGCTTCTGGTGCAAACATGGATACCTGGCAGGCGGCCAATACCGATCGCATTCTGTACGGTTCGGCCAAGTCTAACCTGACTTCAGGTGACCACACCACGTCCCTTGGTACGATCGACACGACCAACGATAAGATGACCCGCACCGTGCTGACGCTGATGAAGCGTATGGCCGAAAATGCGAATCCGTTGATCCGTCCGATTATGATTAAAGAGGACGAACCGTGGTTCGTGTTTATGTGCGGCAGTTACACCTTCCGTGATCTGCAGTCCGACCTCGAAACCAGTCACCAGAACGCCGGTCCGCGTAGCATGACCGACAACCCGCTGTTTTCTGGCGGCGACCTGGTGTGGGACGGCGTAATCATCAAGAAGATTCCTGAAATCGACAAGTTCATCGATGGCACCGACACCAGCGACCTGTTCGAAGGCGTTTGGGGTACGAATTGCACCGGTGATAACCTGTTGACCTCGGGCGCAGCCTCCAGCCGTGTTGGTGTGGGCTTCTTCCTGGGTGCACAAGCCGTCGGCTTTGGTATCGGACGTCCGGCATTCTTCAGCCGCCGGAAAGAAGACGACTACGGCCATTTGAACGGTATCGCAATCGCTGCTAAGCACGATATCAAGAAAACCTTCTTCAACGGTAAACAGCATGGTATGCTCACCAGCTTCCATTCTGCAGCCGCTGATTAATAGGGAGAATTGAAATGACTGACGTAACTTACAGCTACATTGCAACCGAAAAGCGCGCAACCCCGGCTCTCGTGCCGGGGAAGGGCGATGCCAACAGCGTTAAGGTACTGGTCTGCTCGGTTATCGAGCTGGCCGTATCCACCGCCGGTAAGACCTTTAAACTCGGTCGAATCCCGTCGAACGCACGCATCCTGCCAAACGGCTTGATTGCCAACGATGACCTCGTGGCAGGTGCGACCGCTCCGACGTTGAGCATCGGTATTGGTTCCGTAGACAACAACCTGACTGGCTCCGCCTCTGCAATCAACAGCGGCATCAGCCTGGCAGCAGCTTCATCGACAAACCAGGTTCTCGCCGATATTGCCAATGCTGGCAAATACGCGTGGGAACTCGCAGGCGCAACGTCTGATCCTGGTGGCGAAGTTGATGTATACGGGTCTGTCTTGGCAGACGCTACCGACCAGGTAGGAACCGTATCCGTTGTCATCCTGGGCTACTTTGACTAACGGTATGCAAATGTAGTAAAACCGGAATATCCCCCTTTATGGGGGATATTTCTTTCATAACCCAAAACTGGAGTACGAAATGGAAACCAAAGATAAACGCGCCAAACTACAGGAAGCCGGGCTTTCTGTTCCCCGATCAAACGAAGACGTCGACAAAGCATTCGACGAAGCTGTGGAAGCGGGCATGGTACAGGTAGACCCTGAAACCCCTGCCCCGCCTGCCCCGCCTGCCCCGCCTGCCGCGCCTCCTGAGCCAACCCAATCTACCGAGCCTGTCGAAACTGAAAAAACAGACGAGGAAGACTACGACACGCCCCCTATGCCGAAGGGTGAAGGTGGCGAAGTTTTCACCTATGTCGGTGCCGGCACGGAGCCGCCTTTTATGATTGATTTTATGGGCTTGCAGAAATTCGTGCGCGGAACACCGGAACGTGTTAAAAATGAGGTAGTGCTCAAAAAGATTCGGCACAACCCGTCATTCGTCGCGGGTATTGTAAGTCGAAAGGTACTATTTGCTAACGATCAGGCGGCTATGGCTCGCGCTGCAGAAATTACGCGAAATCTGCGCGCTGTCCAGGCTGAAGTCGATAAGGAAAACCGGAAAAAGTAATAAGTGTCAACGACTACGACATTAGCGGAATTAAAGAAGCGCGCCCTGCAAGAATTGGGCGTACTGCGCCTTGGCCAAGATGCCAAGGCGCAAGATTCCGCGTCAATCGAAAAATCGTATTATGAAATATACGAGGCACTAAAAGAACAGGGTTTAGCAACTTGGGCGAGCGCCGGTCCTATTCCGGATAAAATCGTACCGCACGTAGTCGCCCTGGTAGCAATGAACCGGTCAAATACTTACTCCATATCTCAGGAACGACTACAGCGAATTGTCGGCATGGCATCGGGCGCAGTCCCTGGTATACGAGCATTAGTAACGCCGAAAGGCGGAACCCAAGAACAGCCCGATGATTTCTAATGCAAACAGTCGATATAAATCTCACAGGGCCGAGCGACACTAAACGTTCGCGTTTCATATCGAGCCAAAAGACGTACAATTTCTACTGCGAGAAGCAGGACGAAACCGGCGAGCTTAGCGATTACGTCTTACATACATTCCCCGGTTATACACTATTCGGGTCTTCCGCCGGCACAGCCGCTCGCGGAATATACGAACATGACGGAATACTATATCGGGTAGTCGATACTACGCTGTACAGTGTCGATTTATATGGCTTGGAAACGGCGCTAGCTACTGTACCCGGGAACGGCCGGTGTACTTTCATTCCTATGAAAACGAATCTTGTCGTTGTGACTACTGATCACAATGCGTATTTCTATAATGTCGCCACCGCAACGATT